AACTCCGGCCAATCTCCGTTTGATGTTTAGCTATTCGGGTGCGCCGGCATATCAAAATCAAGTAAAACAGGCCATTAAAACCGATGTTCCTGTGTCTGTAGTATTCCGCGGTCCAATGCCGGCGACCTTCATGGGCCGACCCGTTATTGATGGAGATATATCAGATCTGGATAACCTTTTTGCCGGTCCGGTGATTGTGGGACTACGCGCCAAGGGTAAAGCCAAGAAGTCAGAAAGCCTTTTTATTGTTGACACGAACATAATCGCGAGGGTAGCGGCATGAAAACGACGATATATAAGCTTGGCGAGGAAATGGGGCACGACATCCAGATAACCGCGCAGTCTGTTTGCACCTATAGCGAATCCGAGTACAACGGCAAGAAATGGCCGGCACGGCGTCACATACACATTCTGGCAGATGTTCGGCTCGCGGTTGATCTATGCCAAGATGACGGAGAAATTGATCTGCTAGCCCGCGCTATGGCCGTGTATACCGCAATGCGAGACGCCTATTCAAATTATCCGGATGGCGAGGTGGAGGTATCAATGCGGATCGTTGACCATGGGTGCAATCTTTAGGGGTGAAACAATGAGCAATTACCGAAAACGGTTGGACCTTTATTTAACCACCGAGGAATTAAAGCGCGCTATTGATTGGCGCATAATCAATGAGGATTTACTTATGACGAATGACCAAACACCACTAGAAGAATTAGCAGAAGCCTTAGCTGCGCATGATTGGACTTACATGTATTCGGATAGTCCGTCCGTGTACCATCGCGGAGAAGCTCAAGCTCGCGTCATAGAGCGCCTATTGAAGCTTACCGGCGCGGATGGTCGGGCATTGTATGAAAAGATGCGCGGGTCCAAATTGCGGAGGATTGGCTAATGGATGCAAATGAGGCTTTACAAGTGATCTGGATGGTTTTATCTGATTACGCGGAAAACTGTATTTCATCTGATCAAGATGCTCTTAATGAGTTAGACGAAGCTTGGCAATTAATAACGGGAAGCGTTAAGGGAGTGGATAGCCATGCCAGAGGATAAGAACAGACAGCCATTCGGCGTAGAATGCGACGACGACTGGCCCATGATCCCCGCGCTTATCGCGTCAAGCATAATCATAACCTTGATATTCGGTATCGCAATCGCGACTATTTAACCCCCCCACCAAATGAAAAGAGCCGGCGATAATGCCGGTTTTTNNNCCTTCATTTCATGCGCTCGCATGCCTGCATGAATCTAGTTCATGATCGTCAAGCCATAGGCAAGCTGTCCGGCAAGATCGGACCCATTCGGGCAATTATCGGATGCCCGCAAACCCTTATTTTTAAAGGCCTCGCAGCTTGTCGGGTCCTTCTGGATCCAGGGTCCGAGGGGATTTCGCCAGCACTTTGTTCGCCTAGCGACAGAATAAAGTGAATCCAATTCATGATGACAACAGAAAGAGTTACTGTATAATCAAATTCATTGACAGGAGGATATATGGCATCAACTGGCGGCGTAAAGCTGGGATCAACCTATGATGAGGCCAGAACAAGAAAGCTGAACGCGGAAGCGGAGATTGCGGAGCTTGAGTTGGCTAAAGTCAGGAATCAACTGGTATTGGTGGAGGACGTAGTAAAAGCGTGGACCGATACCCTATCTAATCTTAAATCTAAAATGACTAGCATTCCGTCTAAGGCTGCGCCTATAGTGGCGAGCGAAACGGAGATAGGAGTAGTCCAAGAGATTTTGACTGATTCAATCAACGAAGCACTGGAAGAGTTATCAAATTATGACCCAAAAGTTTCAGCGGCGAGGACTAGCAAGCCTAAAGGACCATCTGCGGGAGGTGATGAAGACACTGAAGCCACCGCCCCGCCTAAGCGTAAGCGAGTGGGCAGACCGTCAAAGGCGACTAGACTCGCAGACTAGTGCAGAGGCTGGAACGTGGCGAACGTCTCGGGCTGAGTACCAGAGGGGCATCATGGATGCCTGTTCTGACTACAATATAAAAGAAGTCGTTGTCATGGCTGGCGCTCAGTTGGGTAAGTCAGAGGCATTGCTGAATATCATTGGCTATCACATTGACCATGATCCCTGCCCGATTCTGATGCTACAGCCTACAGAGTCTATGGCTCAGTCGTTCTCAAAGGATCGTATTGCTAACGGCCTACTTAGGGCAACGCCTTGTCTGTTTGGCAAGGTAAAGGACCCACGGGCGAGAGACTCTAACAATACGACTTTGCACAAGATCTATCCTGGCGGCAGTCTTTCTCTGGTCGGTGCTAACTCACCGGCTGGTCTTGCTAGTAGGCCGATCAGAATAATACTCGCAGATGAGGTTGACCGATTCCCAGCTTCAGCAGGAAGTGAGGGTGATCCTCTATCGCTGGCTCGCAAGAGAACCTCTACCTTCCACAACTCTAAGGTCATTGCGGTTAGCACTCCGACGATCAAAGACGTGTCTAGGATTGAGGATGCTTACGAGAAGTCCGATAAGAGACAGTACTATGTCCCGTGCAAGCATTGTGATCATACTCAGACCCTGATCTGGGCCAACGTGAGATGGGTTGATAGCGACCCTGACACTGCTGGTTATATGTGCGAAGAGTGCGGTGGGTTATGGTCCGATGCAGATAGGAGATGGTCTGTTCGCAACGGACAATGGGAAGCGTCAGAAGAATTCAAGGGTATCGCTGGGTTCAAGATATCTGGACTGTATTCTCCGTGGACAGCACTTGCTGACGGTGTTCGTGAGTTCTTGTCGGTCAAGAAGAACCCTGAACAGCTTAAAGTATGGACCAATACTTACTTAGCCGAGCCTTGGGTAGATGCAGGTATAACTATTGATGAGATGAACTTGTTCCAACGTAGAGAATCATACGACAAGGTTCCTAACGAAGTGGTAATTATCACTGTTGGAGCAGACGTGCAGGATGACAGATTAGAATTGACCTTTGTTGGATGGGGCCGCGATGAGGAATCGTTCGTCTTGGATCATGAGATCTTGCCTGGAGATCCGTCAACGCCTCAACTGTGGTCAGCCTTAGACTCTCAGTTAGCTAGGACGTTTGAGACAGAAGACGGCAGGATTCTTGGTGTTAGGGCTACGGCAGTAGACTCTGGCGGTCACTTTACGAACAGCGTCTATCAGTACTGTCACAGGAACTTTGCTCGCAGAGTCTTTGCGATAAAGGGTGTGGGCGGAGAAGGTAGAGCGATTGCCGGTAAGCCATCAAGGAATAATGTGGTAAAGTGTCGCCTATTTCCTATCGGTGTTGATACGATTAAAGACCTTGTCTTTGCGCGTCTTAGAATTGACGAGGCTGGCCCAGGATACATAAACTTCTCTGATACGTTGAACGAAGAATACTTCCGGCAGCTTACGGCTGAGAAGATAATAACGAAACTTGTCAGAGGATTTAAAAAGAGAGTCTTTCAGAAGATAAGAAATCGTAATGAGGCTTTAGATTGTTATGTTTACTCTCTAGCCGCTTATAGTATAATCAACGTATCTGTCAATAGCATTGCGGATAAAATTCAGGCAAGATCTGAAAGACCAGAGGTTCCTGAAGAGCCAGAGGTCCAGCCTGTAACTAGAAGAAGGCCAGTGCAACGAAGGCCTAGACAAAACTATACGAACGCATGGCGGTGAAATGGCAAACCTATTTGATGCTAGTAATTACCCAAGCCAAGAACCAGAAACCTTGGTAGTCGGTGATCGGTGGGTTTGGCAACGTCCTGACCTTGTTACGGATTATCCGACAGACCAGTACGCTTTAACGTATGAATTTCACAGATGACTACACAGCCGATCAATACAAGTGGTATGCGTTTATCACAAGGACTTCTGATTCTCAAAGGGTTGCTGTTGATAACGGCATGACAACCTTGGTTGCTAACTTTGCCGACACTAACGCAGATCTTAGAACCCACGCCAAGAAAGTCTTAGACTCTATCCAAGCTGTTATTGAGAACAGAGCAACGGTGGATCAAAGCTCATTCACAATCGCTGGCAGAAGCCTATCTAGAATGACCATAGAGGAATTATTCATGGTTAGAGACAGATACCGAGCTGAATATAACGAAGAAGTCAAAAAGGCTAGAATCAGAAACAAGAAGCCGTCTGGCAATTTAATTGGAGTAAGATTTTAATGGCTTGGAACCCTTTTAAACGAAAAGAGATCCGCAAACAGATCAAGATGCAAAGATCGTTTAAAGGCGCTCAAGGCGGTCGGTTATTCTCCGACTTTTTTAGTTCTTCAGCTTCCGCAGATCAGGAACTAAGGCAAGCACTGGTCACTTTGCGGAACAGAAGCCGTGAGCTATCACGAAATGACGCTTATGTAGCCAGATATCTAAACCTTCTAACGTCAAACGTAGTCGGTCATAACGGCATTAGGGTCAATGCTAAGTCTAGAGACTCTGACGGCACCTTGGATTCTGTTGCTAACTCAACGATTGAGATGGCGTGGAAGAAGTGGTCTAAGAAGGGTAACTGCACTGTGGACGGTCAGATGTCCATGATTGACTGTCAAAGGATGTTTATTGAGGCTCTAGCCCGTGATGGTGAGGTCTTAATTCGTCAGATTACAGATCCTACAAGCGAATTTGGTTATAAGATTGAGTTTCTGGAAGCAGATCACCTTAACGACACTAAAAACGAGATCTACACTAACGGCAACAAGGTTGTCATGGGTGTTGAGATCAACGACAAGCGAAAACCTGTCGCGTATCACTTATATAAGAACCATCCAAACGATTTAGGGCTT